GCGGGATGTGCTTTTAGACCTGCCTAATGCTGTGATGCACGTTCATGATGAGGTAGTCTTAGAATCCCCTTCCGCCGAAGCATCCTCATGCGCCAAACACTTACAGCTTATCATGGAAACGCCTCCAGCTTGGGCCATCGGCCTACCTTTACAAGCAGAACCCGAAATATTAACTCGATATGGAAAAGGCTAAAACGAAAAAGGCCCTTGTCGGAAAACAAGGGCCTTCTACTTACACTAACTCACTAAGGGAATACAAATGAGCAAAAACGACGGCGCACAACCACCATCTGATGAAGATATTACGGAAGATACCGCCCCAGTGCAAGTGGCAAAACTAGAGCTAGTTAGCACTAAACACCACTATGACAAGATAGCTATCCAATCTTTTATAGATTTAGTTTTCCATACCCAGCCAACAGGCTCAGAAGTAGCTCTCTTTGCTCCCCGGTCAGGTAACCTCCCCGGATACCCGGTGGATAGTTTAAACGCTTTTGACACCCTTCTCTCTGGCACCAAACCAAGGGCGCTTTATTACTCAACCGCTAGCATACAAAGGCAGGCAGATGGGTTGTTAAGAAACAAACTTGCTAACTTTGCAGGGCTTCATGTGCTGGTGTTGGATGACATAGGCACCAAGGTAGACGCCGCTGATTTACCTGCGGGTATGGCTACCCCCACTTACATAGTCGAGTCCAGTGCAGGCAACTACCAATACGGCTACGTGCTAGACAAGCCCATCATGGATCAGGACGAAGCGCAGGCGCTAGTGGGGCTTTTAAAGAATCACGAACCCCGAATTACGGACAAAGGCGGGGTGATGTTAGGCAAAGCTGTACGGCTTCCTGATGGCGTTAACGGAAAGAAAGGCGAGAAAGGAAGGTTTCATGTGAAACTTACTAAAAGTGACGGGCCTTTTTACCCTTCTGCCGTTATTCGGCGGGAGCTAGAAGCGGGGCAAGTCCTGCCACCTAAGAAAGCTGCGAGGGCTATGTCCTATAAGCCTTTGTTTGACATGCCGGACTTTGGCCGCCCTGCCGACGAAGCCCTTATGTACCTATACGCACATGAGATGGTACTGGCCGACGACCCTAACCAAAATGAGTGGACTACTATTGAGTGCCCGTGGGGACACGACCACAGCGACAGCGTCACTGCCGCTGGGTATTCTCCTCTAGGCTACGGCGAAGGGAAAAACGCTCATAGCCGTGGGTTTAAGTGCTTCCACGATCACTGCTCCAGCCGAGACACAGACGAGTTCCTTACATGGATAGTTCGCAACGACAACTCTATCAAGGCGCTGGCGAGAGAAGTCCCTCCTGAAGCTCAAATCCCTTTAGACAAGTACGGAATCTCAACTGAAAAAGCGGGGGGAGCTTTTAGCTTAGCTGCAAGGACAGCGTCAGAGATTCAACTTGGCGGTATGAAGCAGAAATTCTACACCGATGTATGGGTGTGCGATGGAACTGACACTAAGAAGCGTTTAAACGCTGCGGATTACTGGGCTATAAATCCTTTAACACTTAGGGCTGACGGGCTTGGGTACGAAGTGTCGGAAGATAAGATACTGGAAGACGGGGGCAGACGGGTCATAAATAAATACGGCCCGCCGCCGTGGACAGACGGCGACTATGATCAGGCTGCCGTGGATAAATTCATTGCTTACATTAACTATCTGCTACCAGAACCTGAAGAAGCGGCGTATTTTTTGGATTGGCTTGCCGCCAAGATTCAAGACCCTCGTTTTCGGGGCAGCGCAATACTAATGGTGACGGACGGCACTCAAGGAGTGGGGAGAACCACGCTTAGTAAGTATGTTGAAGACTTAGTCGGAGCTTGGAACAGTTCCTCCATACAATTCGACCAAATGGTGAATGACAGCTTCAACGAGTGGATAACTTCTCTGGTGGTGGTAGTTAACGAAGTAAAAGACTCCGACATGAAAAGCTATAGGAAGCAGGAAGTCCTAAAGCATTACGTCGATACCTCTCCCGTGAAAGTGCCGGTCAACGTGAAGAATGGGTTTAAAGGCAGCGCTGAAACGTGCGCTAGTTTTCTCATGTTCAGCAACCATACTGACGCGCTACGCTTAGCCAGAGAGGATAGGCGATTTACGGTGCTGCGTAACACCGACGAAGCGGATGCTGACATGACAGCAGACATGGCTACATGGAGGTTAAACAAAGAAGAATATAACGCTGAAGACCTGTATCGGTACTTACGGCAAAGAGTAATCACTAACGACTTGTACAAAACTCTGAAGACAGCCGCTAGCGAAGAGATGCGTAAAGAAACTAAAGGTGTCACTGAGAAGATTGTTGATGCTATCTCTAGGGCTTGCGAAGAAGAAGACTTGATAGCTATACCCGCTGCGCGGATTAACCCGCTCATAGGGCAAGTGTTCAGGGCTTTAGGGATGGAAGAGCCGTCTGACCCCAACGTGGTTTACATGCGAGTTAAGAAAAACTACTTCTACCCAGCATTATCTACCGCAACGGTCAGGGCTGGCGGTGAAACTATAAAGCCTAGAATGGTTAAAGAAGTGGCTAAATCAGTGCCCGGAGTTGCGGGAATAAAAAGCTACGCTAAGGTAAAACACAGCGACTTGCGGGGCGATCTATCAGACCGTTTAAACGTAGACATCTCCCGGTTTGACGAAAAGGCTATTTTATCCATTGTGGGAGAAATGCTAAGCGACTAACATTAGGCGCTTATGGAGCGAGGAAATATTATGGATAAGACAAAGCTAGAAAAAAGAAACCGCGCTAAGTACCCATCTCAAGTGGGATACGATGAGCGGCAAAGAGATTCTGGTTTGGTTAGGGTGTCAGTGTGGGTACACACTACAAACCGAAACAAACTAATTAATGCAGCTAAAAAGCTACAGCGGGTAGGCGAATGACTGAAGAAGAAACAATAGAAATGGCCGCGCTTCGCGCCTACATTAAAGACTTAAAAAAAGACCTTATTGGAGGCGAAAGAGCTATAGCTTGCATCGCTAAACTTAGTATTTCTGGGGGCGTGTCCCCTGAAGACTTGATGCTGCGGGTTGAGGACGACGATTCGCCTCTTTCTTGAGTACGTCTGCCCGCATGAATTCAGCCCCTACCGCTTGAGGGATTCCGATAGTGGAATCCCCGTGAGCGGCTGCGGCCATTGCTCTTTGCTGCTTGCCACTTACTGAAGGCATGTATTTCTCCTACATAAACCCGCCGCCGCGTAGCGACTGCATTATCATTTTATAAAAATCGCTGCCGGGGCCGTATCCGTTTTGCGCCCCTGCGTCGGGCATTCCGTTTGCTAAAAACGGGTTGGAGCCGGCTGTATTGCTTACGTTAGCAAAGGGGTTAGCAGATGGCTGAGCGCTTTCTCCGTCAGGAGCCGCTTCCGCTTGCGGGCGAGCGTTTCCGGGTAAAGACTGCCTTTGTCCTACTGGTCTAAAGTAAGACTGCCCATAATTTCCACTACTGTACCCGCCACCGCCACCGTACTGCGTGGGGCTACGGCCTCGTTTACCGCCGCCGCCGCCGTAGCTTTGCCCCGTATACTGAGGGCGTTGTGGCCTATAACCGCCGCCATAACTTTGGAAGCTCTGAGAACGCTGAGGCGCGTACCCCCCACCGTAGCCACCACCGTAGCCACCGCCATAGTTTTGACCGCCACCGTAGCCACCGCCATAGTTTTGACCATAACCGCCAGAACCGGGCATCATAGGGTCACCGCTATACCCGGCTCCGCCATATTGCGGAGGCGAACCGCCTCGTTTCTTACCCGACGCTTGCTCCATGAATTGTTTAAACTGATTTTGAGCTTGATTTTGTTGAGGCTCTGCGGGCGGGGAGTTCTGGCTAGTATTGGCTGCTTGACCAGATTCCGCTACCATTTGATCATAGCCATACTTAGACAGGTCGGTCATCATGCCGTGGACGGGGTGGTTAAAATTATAAGTCCCGTTTGCATTTTGTACCCCGTCAGCAACGGGTGCTGATGCCGGTGCTGCTGCTGCTGGAGGGGTATTCCACGTAGACGGGTCTTGGTAGTTAAACTCGCCTTCTTTAGTGGCCCCTCCGTAGTTTGCGCCCTCGTTGGTTTGTCTAAGTTTATCGTAATCCCAGAACTCATCTTCTGAAAAAACGCCATCGTCACCTACAACGCCGCCTTGATTGCCTATAGTTTTTAAGGCGTCTTGGCTATAGGCTTGGTTGCGGTTGACGCGGTTGTTTGGGTTTGTTCCGTAGCGGCCATCAGTGGGCCTCCAAGCGCTTAGCTCTGCCTCCGATACTTGCCCGTCGCCATCAGTGTCTCCGCCGTCTGCTAAAGCATCGGCGTTAGTCTTTGCTGCCGCTGATTCTATGTCATCTCGGATAGACGAGTTGGCTGGGGCGTCGGTTGTTTGATGTTCCGCGCCAGCCATTACTGTGCCATCAGGCATAGTGTGGGTAACTTCCGCTGCTTCTGCTGGTGCTGCTTCTGCTGGTGCTGCTTCTGCTGGTGCTGCTTCTGCTGGTGCTGGTGCTGGTGCTGGTGCTGGTGCTGGTGCTGGTGCTGTCCCCCCGCCGCTTCTTAACTGCTGCTGATATGCGGCTAAGTCAAAGTTCGGGTCTGCTGCTTGTGCTGCTGTGACTCTATCTTGATAATCGTCGTAATCCTCCCCCGGATTCAACGAGTACATTTGTTGCTTAGGTGCTGCCTGCAATCCGGGGCTTTGAGCCGATGCTAGGTCTGGTGCTAGGTCTGGCGCTGGCGCGGGTGCTGGTGCTGGTGCTGGTGCTGGCGCTGGTGCTGG